TATCAATCACATTGCGTTTTACAACTTCAGGATCTTTTTCATCAATAAAGAAGATGCTGTGATTATAGATACCTTTATCATTTTTAAATACAATATCTAGTTTCTTATAAGGATTACCAGATGTTTTAGCTGTACCCTCTGTAATATTTACAGAATCTATTGTTACTCCTTCATAAATTTCATAGGGTTTAAGGTGAGATACTTGGTTAGCAGGTTGTGCAGTAGCGAAATCAGAAAAATTAAGCATGATTTATAAAATTTAAAATTTGAAAATTAATGAAGAAACTTCTTCTACATTTGCATCTTTATCATCTATTAAATCTTGTAAATCTACGTCTATATCTTCGTTAGTCTGTTCTTCAATTTCTTCCAAAGAATCAGATTCTATTACATTATCTTTACTTACTAAAGAAAAGATTCCTTCTCTAGTTTGATGAGGAACAATAGCAAATTCTGTACCATATTTAGCTAATTCGTCATGTTTGGAACCACGACAAGCGACTGTCAAAGACTTAGTAATCTTGTTACCTCCCTTAGTACCAAAGTGCTCATCAGTTCCTATAACTGGACAGATATTTTTACCATTCTTCTCATATTTAACATCAAGTCTAGCATCAGGACTAAGTTGCATCAAGTCATATGCTGCTTGATTTATACAATATTTGTTTTCTTCTAGGACTAATGTAGGATCAGTTGATTCTACTTTTTTGGATTTTGTAGTTTTCTTTTTAACTTCTGTAACTTCAATATTATTTTTAGAAATCTGTCTAGAGATACATTTTGTAGTTAGTTCTCCAGTTTCAGTGTCAACAGTACATTGATATTTAAGAGTTATTGTAAACTCTTCTATAATAGGTTCCATTATTCACCTTCGTTATATTGTTCAATTACTTTAAGAATCTCAGCAACATCATTGTCTATTAATTTATCTTCAAACATTCCAAGAGGAGTTTTAGCTACATGTTCTCCATCAGCATTTGTTAAGAACTTATATTCCATTCCATTATCACCATTAATGGCTAATGCATGAAATACATAGGTAAACAAACCTTCGGGAGTAATTTTCTCATTAACCATCTTTCCAATCGTTTTAAGAGTGTATTTGGGATTCATTGCATCACCAACATTCTCACTGTGACTGGTAAAAATAAGTTTAATGTCGTCTCGAATAACATCTGCTACTCTAAGAAGATCGGTAAAATCACCTCCAATCTCTGAAAACTTCTGAAAACCTGTTTCTTTACGTCTATCCATGAACTCAAAGCTCATTGTATATTGCAAATCCGTGCATACCTTATATCTTTCGATATAAGCCCGACTATATCTTAATTTAGATTGTATCAACAATATAATCATTACATGAAAACGATCCGTTATATTTTTTTAACCACTGATTAACAGCAGATTTAGACACATTTAAATATTCAGCAATTTCTTTTTGTTCTATTACCCGAATTACTTCTTCTCCGTTTTTTGTAATTTTATATTTAAATGGTGATTCGTATTCAGAAATATTTATTTTATCAGTTAATGCCCAAAAGAATCTCTTATATTCAGTTTTATTTTTTATTGCATTATCTAATGCTCTATGACTATTCTTATTGAAGAACTGAAGTACTTGTTTTTTACTTTCAAATTCTTTTAAAAAATTTCCATATAAATCAAACTGATATATTATAATTCCAATATATTCTTTCTTATAAGAATCTATTTTTTCTTCTTCTGTTTTATACTTCCATATATAACCACATGCAGATTTAGAATTTCCACTTAGTACACTACCTATATTAGTAGGTGTTCCATTTAATTCAGCGGCAGCTTCAGTAACTGAATCAAAATCTTTGTATTTAGTACCATCTAAATTAAACGCGGTTACTGGTTTTTTATGGGCATTTCCTGCTCTTGTAATAGAATCAATACTTCTCTTTTCTTTAGTTATTACACCTCTTCCTCCTTTATCAATATTCATTAATTTATGACCAAGATTTTTATAATAACTAATCCAGTATTGTTCTCTATTTTCCCATTCTTCTTCTGAACATTCATCTATTTTCTCTATAATAACAGTGCCTTCTTTTTTATATACAGAATACATCCATTTATGAACAGGTAATCCTCTTCTTTCTGGATGATTAGCACAGTATTTATGTTGAGAAAATCTTCTTTCTAATTTTTGAGTAGTTACTCCTACATAACGAATTTCGTTTGGCGATATGTCCGATTTAAGAACATAAAATGAATAATTATTTTGTTGCATATTGAAATAAATTAGGTTTAATAATTTATTCCAAATATATTCTAAATTTCCCGCATTTCAAAATCAAGAAATAAACATTTATTTTTTAATTCTTACTCCATAAAGGATAGTCTGTGAACCTTATTCTGTTTCGCCATACAGAATCTTGGATGCTGATTGTCCAATCCAACTAATTTTTAAACATTCAAACTTGACATTACTGTCTATTTTGTAGTTTAGTTGGCTCTAAGGAGTTCCCAGCAGTTAACGGGATTTAAGCTCGACAATTTTGTCTATCGAGCACAATATTCTTTATCTCAGGACGTTTTGAGCTAACATACTTAATAATAGTAACTACATTAGAAGACTTAGCAGTCTGATACCAATTGCCATCTGGATTTGATTTAGGATCCCATTTAGTATAATTCTTCTTCCATCCTCTCCAAGGAAGAGGTTTAGAAGTTGTAGAAATTATAAAAGTTTCTTTTGGATTAAGGTTACGTAAGCTCGTGCTTTTCAGTTTTGTTATCGTATAGCTTTTTATCTATACTTCTGCAATTTCTTGTTCATTGCAGCTCAGCGTACCTTTTCATCCACTTATTTCAGTTGGGATGGAAACCACTCTTGGAGCTATTTTATTCTGTTATTACAGGTTCAAGCTCTACGCGTTACGGTGTTACAGACTCTTTAATTTCTGTAATTACCTCGGGATTAACATCTCAGTCTTCCCCGATTTTGGTTTCTTATCATCTACATGATTCCTCATATAGACGGCAATACTCTAAGTATTTCTCATATTTTCTTTGTAAATAAATTGTTGAATCTTTGTATAAAAATGTTATAAGGTTAAATGCATTTTTTCCAGTAATTGATAGTACCTTAGTAATAGAATTTTTTCCGTTTTTAGAACCTAATTTATAAGTATGATTAAAAGGAAGATAAATCTACATACTAGATAAAAAATTTTCAGTTCCTAATACTGAAGCATTTGGACATAAATGTTTTTTATCACAATAACTAAGACATCCATCTCCATCCCAATAACCTCTAATAAAATGACGTATTAAGGATTTGTTTTTAAATATACTTTCGTTTGGAAATTCTAAAATGAGAGATTTAGCTGGAACACATCCATATGAATTGAGAACCTCGTGAATATGAAAATTATGAATAGCCCATCTACAACGTTCACAAATTTTATCTCCACATTTAACATTACCTATTTTAACCTTATTTGATGGTCCTTTTATAAAGGAATTAAATTTTTCTAAATGTTCCGAATCAGAACTTTTTAATGATATTTCTAATGAATTGTCACTAGATCCTATGCATCCATCTGCATAAATAAAACCTAACCAATATGCTTTTTCTTCAGTATCAATCGAATCAAAAACATTTTCATCAATTTTAGTCACATTCTAATAATTAATTACCTCATATCCTAATTCTTTTAATCTGTTAGATAGTTGCGGCTTACCTATCTTGTATTTAGTAGCTATTTTAGTAATACTTGGACAATTTTTAATTTGAGATATGTATTCCTCAACTGCCAATTTTAATCCAATAATAGATTCTAATCTAGCTCCTCTATACATTCTATAACCCATACTTTCTAAGCGTTCAGTTAAAAGTTTAGAACTAGGTAATTTTAATTTTCTAGAAATATCAGTTAATTTTCCTTCTCCATTTAAAAATTTCTATACTCCGACTGTTATTAATTCTTCTATTTCTTGATCCATAATTTTTTATTTTTAATTGTTATTGTATTTGTTAATTATGGTCAAATATACAAACAATTTTTTACAAATCCAATTTCAAAAACTTATTTCCAGTTTTGTTATCGTATAGCTTTTTATCTATACTTCTGCAATTTCTTGTTCATTGCAGCTCAGCGTACCTTTTCATCCACTTATTTCAGTTGGGATGGAA